GGCGTCTTCATGAGGCATGTAGTCCCAACTGGAACTAACACGCTTCACAAGTTTTGTCGTCTTACCCTTCTTACGAAAGGAAATACGACCATCCCTAATGTAACCCCCTAGGAATGACGTTAGCAGTCCATTAACATTATAGTTAAATGGATTCTGATCGTCACCCCGTCGAGTGCGTTTGATTTGCTTGTCAATATACGAGTATCTATTTCGTAGACTATCAAGCTCTTCACGGCCAGGCTCTGGCAATTTGAAATCTTCTGGAACATTCTGCAATGCACGATACTTTATGCATTGCAGGTCCTTGTTCCAGCCGACTCCAGAATGCTTGAGAGCCACTCTAAGAGTTACTTTAACTCCTTCCGCATCGCCGTCACAATATGGAATAGGCAAGTATTTTACTTGCTGCCATAGTGCGCCAATGAGTTTAGAGAGAGAGCAACTAGTTAGAGCTGACCAACGTACTAAGCGGTTAATTGCTGAGTATACGTCAGGTTGAGATTTAAGTGTACGAAGATACACACCACGGACGTTATGACCGCGATAGTAATCTTCGCCACACGACTCACGAAAGTGCCCACTGTTAAAGGATTTATCCTTATTAACCGTAAATCCAAGTAAATTTAAAATGTGAACGGTGAATTCATAGCAGTCCTTACGGACTATTATGTCATCACCAAACACACCAAAATTTCTGGGCTTACGGCGACCATCTTCAAGGGTTATACCCTTTAGATGGTAACAAGTGGATACGACCGAGGCGAACAAGAAAGTTTGAAGAGGAAAAGTATAACCGTTCCCCATCGAACTTATCATATCAAGGTTAACCTTTGAACCATCCGGGAGGATAGTCAAAGGCGACCGTGAGAGAAGAAGCCATGAGAGTAAATCTCTCGGAAGCAACTCCTCACAAAGTCTCAATGATATACTGTCTGACGCGCTAGCAAGGTCTATAGTGGCAAACTCGCCATCTATTGATCCAAGTTTCGCGAGCCTTCGGTTCACAGAAGGTTGATAAGATAAGTCTATATTATAGACAGACCTTAATCTATCTTCTATGCACCTGCCGATACCCTTCTGAAAAAGCATATTCAGAGTAGGCTCGGTACAGATTGTTCGTGAAATTTCTGACGTCTTAGGGACTGTACTTAAAACTGATCCTTCGACTTTGACCTCCCCATGAACCCGATGCCTGAATAATTCAGCATCGTACAGGGTCGGAGATTGAAGCAAAGCGCTGCGATATACTCGCAAAAGGTGATCTTGAGTATAACTTAACGGCGAATCGAACAATTTTGTATAAAAATTGTAAGATTTTGCCGCTATGTTAGCACCAGGACCAACACCAAAATAGTCGGAAATTTTCCACATATCGAGGTGTGAGTCCCTACCATTACCCGTGATATTATGAAGGCGAACTTTAAGTTCACCTATCACAGTATCGTCTAAGACATGAGAAGCTTCTAACCTAAAGTCACGACATTTGTTGTTGCAATCAAGAAATTTCTTGATTGCATTAATGTCAGCTTCAGGACCAGTATCGTCATATTTCTTGACAATACTGGAAAACAAACTCACGCAACGGGCCTCATTTATACTCATTTCTGAAGTAATAAATGGGTTTGTTAGTTCAAGATCCTCTTGAAGGTACTGCAGAAGAGCAGTTCGACTGAACATACTGTTTCCTTAGTGTGCAAACGGTAATATAGCATGGAGAACCTAGCGTTTTAATCCGCTAGATCTTCCACACGCACAAAGATTTCTCCCGATAACATCGGTGAGTCACCTGAAAGCGTGTGCCATCTACCAGTTGTTTTCCCAAGGTCTAGTACGAACACTCGAATACCACCAATCTTACGGTAGGCTTTGTCTATTTCGGCAGAGCCTAACGGGGAAAGCTGGAGTTCGGTTTGTGTCATATTAGCTCCTAAATGAAGTTGCATCTCGTGGCTGTCAATACTAGATAAACAAGTATTGCGCAGTCCAAGAGAAGTAACAACAGTGAAAAAACATGGTTAGCTTCTTTATCGTTCACAATCTATAGAACGCCTGCAATCGTTGTATCTCCTAGGCCAGTACTTTGTTGCCAAAGAGATCCAATATGAAAGCTTTGTAACGCTTTCAGATTGGCTGGGTCAGCCACATCGCAACCAGCCGGAACTTCGACAAGAGTCGTCATTCTAGCGATTGAATATGGTTGTCCAGCTAAGACTATCACGCCTTTACGGCTGATAACCTTATAGACGTTCATAGGTACACTACGGAGCTCCCCAGTCACAGGATTGGTTTTGCCCAAGACTTTAAAGGTCTTAGGGCGAAAAGCCGTACCCGTGAATGGAGCAGCAACAGAGTGAACAACCACCCCCGTCTGCGTACCGCCGAGTGCTGTCACAGCAACTTGCTTCGAATTAGTATCCGGTGCCTGATCGGCAACATGGGTATAAGTCGGAGAAGTGAAGGACGTTTCAGGCGCTCCTGTAACAGGAGACGTCAAGGACCAAGTCATCGGTCTGTTTACCTATTAGTAAAAGGGTTTAAGTGGCCGTGCGCCAGCCGCCAACGATAACATGTTGAGCGACCTTCGAATTGCATTTGTCCCAAAGGGATTTTCCAATTTAAAAGTTGGCAAAGCCAAATTTAAAGGGGAAACTGCAACTCGACCGACGACGGTCTGTTTCGAGTCATAACCGCCACAACCATTCCCATCTTCCTCGGAACCTAAAAACGTAACGAAACCTTTGAGAGCATCCTGACGCAAACGTGTACGAACGTACACATTGTTTGTAGTCCGGATAGTCTTATTAATTGCGTAAACGTTACTAAGCGGCGTTGTAAACGCCTCGAGGATGTCGCCTACATTAGAAAAGTAGTCGACTAAGAAGGACCAAGGGATAAGCTCCCATGCGGTTGGAATGAACTCTTTGAACGAAAATCCAGAGAGTTCTAACAACCGTTCGGCACTTCCGGTGGGGACAGCAGTCGTGTAATCCATATAAGCACGGTAAATTACTTCTTTAGTAGCGAAATCCTTCCTTGTAAGCCATATTGGCATAAAGGTTGGTTCACTACCAAGGCCGTAAACACCAAGCGAATATAGATTAGCAGCTTGTGCGCTACCTCGAGCAGACACACGAGAACGACGATGTATTAAACCGTCTTTCTCAGCATCCAGTCGGGCAACGGCAATGACAGCACTCTTAAGGTCAGAGACCAAAGGAGTCCAGCCAAAGCTAAACTCAAGCCAAGTATCTGCTAGTATACGCTTACGAGTCCGCCTACCGGCGGTGCTCATAGGAATACCTCGCGATCTTTTCTTTAGAGCCTTGAGATAATCTTCAAGACCTTCACGAAGAGAAAGAGCAGGCTTGCGAATCATCTTCAAGGACTGCCTTATTTCGCCTAAGAAAGTCAAACCAGAAAATTCCTGATGAGATTTTCGAATGCGTTTATACAGAACCTGAAGAGCGGCGTTATCTGCGGTTGAAGTGCTTGGGTCAAGACTACCAAATGCTGGGGCAACAAGAGTATCTACTCCTATGCCTTCGCATCTGTAAGTCCTAGGTCCAAACTTAGTTCCAAGATTCGTTGTAAATGTTGTACTTACATTGAAATCTTGAAACTTCATTTCTCTCTTAGTCCCAGAGAATGCAGTAGTCGCTGATCCAGAATTTCGTATTCGATCACGCCATCCGGGCAAGTTCTCTCCTGTCTTTGTGTTAACAAAGGCAGTCGTGGACCTAGCAGGATAGTAGAAAGAATTCGGAATCCGAAGAGGCGACACACTGTCCTCGGACCAACTATATATATAGGAATTAATTCCCATTCTATATGTTTTGGTCACTGCGGGCATAAGATTGAAAAGCTCCAATTGCGGTTAGATAAGCTACGTTATCTCTTGAAAACCACCATATTCTGATCTCTCGTAAGAGACTTCCAATATGAGGGTAACCTCTACAGAGTCAGCAAATCCCTTCTCGAAGGAGAAAGTAAGGATTTCTGTTACAATGTAGAGGCCCCAAGATTTAACGTAGGATGCATCGGTTAGCTAGTGTGGTCTAAAACTTGGAAGCTATCCAAGATTTATATAGACATATTAGCAATCGCCTGGGGATAGGAAGCCCCCGGAACGACTGTTCCGCTGCCTCCTACGTATAATAGCGTAGGACGCAAAGGAAGGCCCGAAAG